CGGAGACGCTCAGCTCGAACGTGCCAGCCAGGCTTTCGAGCGAGCGCTCCGCCTGGATCGCGGTCCAGCCGCCGTAGTCCTGGTTGTTCACGCGCAGGGTCACCTTAGGAGTCACTGAGCACCTCCAGCGCATGGCCACCGGCGACGAAGCCTGGATGACGGATCGCGATGGCGTTGCGCGCGATCACGTCGTCGGCCCGCGTGGCATCGCCGTACAGCAGTTGCGCGATCACGAGGGCCGGCAGCGTCGCGGGAGGCGTATAGCTCACCGCCTGCGCGAGATTGGCTCCGCGCGCGGCCACGTCGGCGCACACCGCCGCCCGCAGCGCGCGGAAATCGTCGTAGACCGGGTCCGGGGCCGTCAGCATCTGCTCGTCGAGCGCATCGGTCACGGCGTCGCGCATGGCGAGGGCCTGATTGGCGCTCCAGACGATGGGGCTCGCGGCCGACGCCGGCGCGGGTGCGGCGCTGCTGAAGGGGGTATTCGCGATCAATATGGCCGCCTGCGCCACGGCAAGCTGCTGCACGAGTGAGGTCATGGCCGCGCGCGCGGCGGCTTGCGTCTGGCGGTCCAGTGTGTTCGCGGGAGGGACGGGGCGGGAGGAGCTGGCGGCGGAGAGCGCCATGTAGATACTGAAAGCCCGGCTCGGCGAGGCCGCCAGGCTCTCGATCTGCGCGAGGGCGCCCGCAAGCGCCGCGGTCAGGTTCGAGGGTAGGAGCAGCGCGGCCTTGGCGGTGTCGGTGACGCCCTTCACGACGCTCTCGGCGGCCGCGAGCAGATTGCCGAGATCCTGCTCCAGCTCGCCGATGTACGCGGCCGGAAGGCCCGCATAGTTGGCAACCTTCCTGAAGAAGCTGCATGCGTCGGCAATGGACAGACCGGCCGCGGCTTTCGCTAGCCCCGCGGTGTCGGGAGACACCGCGGCGGAGACGGCACTCCCCTCCTCGAACGTGATGGAGAAGCGCGCCGCGCCGCCCTCAATCGTCGTCTCGCGCATGCTGACGGCGCCGACCTGGACGGTCATGGTGCCCAGGTAAGGATGCACGAGCGTGCCGGGGCCGGGCTGTTCCAGCGCATCGCGCAGGGCGTCGCGCTGAGCATCGTAGTCCGGCCCGACGACGATCGCTTCCACCACGAACTCGCGCGCCTTGCGGCCCAGGTCCTCCGCGAACGGATTCTCCGAGCCGGGAAACTCGTGCACCTGCACGCGGCGGCCGCCGGCGTATGCGTGGCTGTCCACGAAGAATTTGACCCCGCGAAACTCGGCGGCCTTATAGCGGTCCTTCCAGCTCATCTATTGCGTCCCCGTCATGATCGTGCCGCTATCCACATCCAGGTCCATTTCTTCGGCCCTCGGCCGCCCCACCACGCGGGCGGAAGTGCCGGGAGCCGCCTTGACCTCGATGGTGATTTTGCCGTGCGGCATAGGCGAGGCGCCCGGCGACGGCTCCGCTTTGCCTATGCCCAACGCTTTCAGCAGAAGGCGATCGACGGGGCCTGGCGGCGGCATGTACGGCGCCGCCATCCGCGGCAGGGAAGGGACCGGCTTATCAAGGAAGCGATCGATCGCCTCGCCCGCCGGTCTCACCCCCGGAAGATCATCGAGAGCGGCGTTAAAATTCGATACTGCCCCCCCGACCTTTCCCTCGATGACAGCCGATGCCGCGTCGTTCACCTCTGCCACGCTCTTCACGAGGCCCTCTCCGGCGGCATGCTCGATCCGGTCCAGCGCGCGGCGCGCTTTCACGGCCGCCAATATGGCCAACCGCGCGCTTTCCTCCGCTAGCCCTCCTTCGCCCCGCGCGGCCATCGACTCGGGTAAGGACTTGATGTCGCCGGTGCGCTTGAGCTCGTCGCCCCAGACCCTCAGCACACCCTGCGATTCCTCGCTGAATCCGATCGTTTCCATGTTGCGCTTCGATTTCAGCACGCCCTTCGCCGCCAGCTCCGGGAGCAGCTCGGCCAGCGGACGGCGGTTGCCCTGCGCATCGAGCGCATGGATGCCGTGCGCCAGCAGCTCCTGCTGGACGCGCGCACTTTGAAGATCGCCGAAGAAGGCCATCGCCGCCATCCGGGTGTGCGCGGGGCCGGGCACGCCGCTCCGTCCCGGCTTGCCCATTGCGGCCGCCTGGAGCGTGGCGACGGCCTCCGCGACCCCTTCCTCGCCGGGACGCCCCAGCGGCAGCATGCTCGCGATCGCCGCGCCCGAGCCGAGCACGTCCTTGAACAGCATTCCGGCTCCCTTCAAGTGCGATTGCGCGTACGAGCGGTCGAGGCTGCGGGCGATGGCTTGCGGGTCGGTGATGCCTTGGCGTTGCAGCCCGATGAACATCTGGGCGACCTCGGTCTCGTGGCCCCGACCGGCCGCCTGCAGCGCGCGGGCGATGTTCTCCTTATTGCCTTCCACGTATTTCAGGTCCTTCGTCAGCTCGACGACCTGGAAGGCGGCTTCGCGCAGCGAGTCCGTCTCGATGTTGATGTCGCGGCGGCCGGCGATCTTATTCAGACCGGCTTCGAGTCGTTCGATTTCCGCCAGAGGCACGTCGAGCTCGCCCGCGAGGCGCTGAAAGTTCTCGCCCAATTGGGCGGCCTGCTTCACTGCGGCGCCGGCCGCCATCAGCACGCCGGCCCCGAGGGTAAAGCGGTTGATGAGCCAGTTCATCCCGACGCCCGCGCGCTGGAACCCGCCTTCCAGCGCGCCGCCGGCTTCCCCGCCAGCGCGGCCCACGCCGCGCAGCATGTCGATGTAGCGCTGGCCCTGCGCCTGCAGGTTGCCGGCCAGGTCGATGACGAGGGAGGTCTTGAGCTCTTGGGCCATCTAGCCTCTCCAGAGGATCAGGTCGGATAGGGACAAGCCGAGCAGCTCCGCGCGCGTCCACGCGAAGCGGAGGGCGACCCGCCCCGCCAGGTTGCGGAGGCTGGGGCGCAGGGCTAGCCAGGCTCCCCCGCTTGGCGCAGGGCCGCCTCCACGCTCGCCCCGTCCATCAGGTCGGCCGCCCGTTGCACGTCCAGCAGATCGCGCGCGGATAGCTTGCGCAGGATGCCGGGCGTGAACGGCCCGTTGAACTCGCCGACGCGGACAAGGCGGCGGCACAGCACTTCCACGGCGACCTGGGCCGGACTGCTGACGAGATGCCAGGTTTGGTCCGGCGCCTGGACGAGCCGTTCGGATGCGGCGCCCACGTCGAGCACGTCGCCCGCGGTGGTCTCCCGCAGCTCCGCCTCATGGTGAAGGGTCTCCCCCACCTTGAGCCCATCGCGCAGTGTGATGGTGACGGTGGCCATCGGCTAGACCTGGTCGGCTTTCGCGGCGGCGAACTTCAGCGGAATGTGGCCCCCGTCGCCATCGGAGACGACCGGCGGTTCCACAAGCCAGGCGTTGGCCATGTTCCAGGTCTGCCCGGTGTCGGCCTCGAAGGTGACGGTCACATTCGTGGCCCCGCGGAAGTCCTCCAGCTTGGTGAGCAGACCGAGGGCGATCTTGCAGTCCAGCGTGGCCGGCTTGGGCTTCTCGGTGAAGCCGAGCACGGCATTTGCCCCGATGAGCGGCTGGCGCTCGTCTCCGCCCAGGTCCAGCGTGGCGCCGGGCATGCTCTCCAGCAGCGCGCCGTCCATCTTGAGGTACGCCTTGCCGAGGTGTTTTCCCGCCATTGCGCCGTCCTGCCCCGTGCCGGGGCGTCGAAGGTTAACAGTGGATAGAAGTTACGCCCGGAGGCCTCGGCCGAGCTGGTCAATGGAAAAACGTTCCTCACCCGGCCAGCTATAGGCGGAACTGCACCTGCGCCGCGAAGACGCGGAATTGGTTGATGCACTGGGGCGGGATGATCGCATCCACGCGGTCCGGGTCCGTGCCGTCCTGCTGCACGATCAGGTCCGTCACGAACTGCGCGAAGTTCTGCACCCAGCCCGCCAGCTCCCATTGGCGGAAGAGCGCGCACATCTCCGCGCGCAGGATTTTCGGCGTGACGACCGCCTGGCCGGGGGCGAACAGCGTGCCGTCGGCCGCCAGCTTGTGGCGTGGAAACTTGAGCGCGATGTCCAGCCGCAGCGTGTAGCGGATGGCCGAGAGCACGTCGATCGTCTCCACGTCCCGGTAAGCCGCGTCGGGATTGCCCTGGGCATTGAGGCGGTAGGTCGTGACCAGGCGCTCGATATAGACCGAACCGGCCACGGCGGTGAAGGTGCTGCCCCCGTCGCCGAGAAGAATGTTGCGCTCGGTTTGATCGAACAAGTCGGCGATCGCGGGCGCCAGCACGCCTGGCACGAGCAGGGTCTGATAGGGCCGGCCAGGGTCGGCGGAAACCGACGTGGCTCGGACGCCGGCCACCGCAGCCGCCAGCTCGTAGGGGGGTGTCGGCGTTCCCCCCAAGCAAGCGATCGTGAGCAGCGGCGAATTCCGGCTCGTCGCCAGCGTGACGCAATTGGCGTAGCTGCGGACGGCGCCCGCGAACGCTTGCCCTTCCTTCATGACGAGCGGACCCCAGCGCGAGGAAAGCTCAGTTTCCAGGGCGGTCAGATTCGTGGCGTCCAGCCAAGGCATGACGATCGTGTGAAATTGCGTGTCGTGAACCGCCGCCAGGGCCGTGGCGACGACCGGGTTCGTCGTGCCCCCGGACATGGGCGTAACGGCCAGGCCGGCGCCGGCGGGCAGCTTGTCGCTCAGATAGTAGTTGATGCGCAGGTCGATGTAATTCGGCTCCAGGCCCTTGTGCCGCGCGGTGACCGTCACCGCCTGGTTGGGGGCAATGCCGGTGACGGCGGCCGTGACCGGCAGGTCCGTCATGGCGTTGATGGCGGCCGCGATGCTGGCCGCGATGATGTCCTGGGTATCGCCGGCGGCGACCGGGACCGGGACGCTACGCCCGGCGACGTACAGAGCCAGCGTGCCTGCGGCGGTGGCCGGCCCGGAGGGCGTCAGAACGCCCGTGGCGAAAGCGCCGGCCGCGGCGTCGTCCAGGGCGACGGCCCACATTTCCGTGTACGGGTTCGCGAGCTTCGCGGCCGCGATCATGTGGCTGAGCATCGAGCCGCGCCCGAAGAAGGCCTCGCCGTCGTCCTTGCTGTTGATCTGCGTGGGCACGGCCTGGGCCACGCTGCCCGCGGCGAGGCGCTGGCCCAGCACCAGAATCTTGTGGGGCAGCGCGGCGAGGCCTTGCAGCGCCTGCGAGCTGTCGAACTCGATGTACTGCCCGGGCGTGAGCAGGTTAATCGGGATATTGTTGAAGCTGATGGGCATGGACTACCTCTAGTGGGCTTTGGGGGCGTCCTGAGCCGCGGGCTGGGGCGCGGCTTCCGTCACATCCTTGTCGCGCAGGCGGCGAATCCAATAGATGGAGCGGGGCACTCGCTTCCCCTCGGGCGGCAGCGCCACGCGGGTGACGGGATCGCGCACGATCAGTCCCGGCGCGGGAATCACGTGGATGAGGTCGCTCATTGGTCGAGTCCTGTCAGCTTATCGGTTGCGGCGCTCACGCCTGGCGCCAGGTCGTAATCGGCGTTGAAGGTGGCGAACACGGCCAGCATGGCCGGGTCAGGCGTGCCCAGCGTGACGTTCTGTTCCCACACGACTCCCCACAGAGCGGTGCCCTTCATATCGATGGCCCGCTCGTAGAGGCTCTCGCCGCGCACGGCCTTGGGCGTATCCACGTCGTTCAGGCCCCAGGTCTGCTCCTGGATGCCGTGCAGCAGCGTGCCGACGATGGCCAGCGCGCCCGCGCCCCGCGTGACTCCGACAACCTCCCGCGTGAGCACGAATGCGACCAGGCGCACCGTGCACAGGGTTCCGTCGCTCGCGATCTCGACCTTCGGCACGCCCGCGATGGCCACCAGCACGGCGGGCGCCGCGAGGCTGTGCCGCCCGAGCTCCTCGCTGTCGAACTGCCCGTCATACTCCTTCACCGTTTTGACGGCCGGCAGAAGCACCTTGATCCCGGCCACCACGGCCGCGCGCAGGGTCAACAGGCTGCTCATGCGGCCAGCCGCTCGAAGAAGTCGTGCACCACCTGCACCAGGTCTTTCTTGTTCTCGGCGCTCAGGCCCAGGTACGGCCGGGGCGGATGGCCGGGCCGTCCGACCTCCGCGCCGCCGAATTGCTGGATGGCGGCGTAAGGTTGAATCGAGCCCACCTCGACTTGGCCGCCGGTCACGAGAAACTGAATCGAATCGATCAGGTCGCCCCGCAGCTCCAGGAGCCCGATGTCGCCGTACAGCTTGCGCTTCCATGCGGCGTAGCCGGGAGACAGCGGCGCCCACGGCTTGCCGTCCGGGCCTTTCTTCTCCGTGCTCAGGCGGCGACGCGTCTGAGTTTCCAGCTCCGCGCCGACGGCATCGAGCAGGCGGCGCCGGTCGGGACGGGTGAGCCGGTCGATGCGGCGCTGGAGCTGCTCCAGCCCGTCGAGCTTCGCCTGGATGTGCACGCCGGCCATCAGGCGCCTCGCAGCTTGCCGCGCGTGAACTGGCGCGGATTGCTCACCACTTGCGGGCCGCCGCCCGTGGACGGCGGCGCCGCGGGCAGGCCCAGCCCCGCGCGGCCGTCCGCCACGTCGCGCAGCCAGCGCAGCGCCAGGTCGTTGCGCTTGCTGATCTCGTCCGTCAGGGCGGCGGCGGACTGGCATAGGCGGTAGAACGCGATATCCACCGCCGTCAGGGTCAGCACGGCCGGGATCTGCGGCAGGGGCAGGGCGTAGCGCTCGACCAGGTAGGAGTCGATCAGCGTGGTCGCGTCGGCCACGGCCTTATCCACCACGCCCACGTCCTCGACGCCGTCGCCGTCGCGGTCCGCCGCGACTGTCAGCGCGGGCGCCCCGTAGCGGTCGATGATGTCTTGGCGGACGGCGTACATGAGCGCTCACTCGGCTTGCGGGGT